TAGATTTCGTCAACGCGTGTCTCTAGTCGAGCCACTGTGTCTTTGATGCTGGAGCCACCATTAGGTCTAAGTTCATAAAGAAATGAATGGACTATCCAACGCAGTCCCATAAATAAAGTTGATGCTATTCCAAGAATTGTGGCAACAAGAATTGCCCATTCAGTGGGGGTCATTGCAGGCTCCTATACGGATCTAATAGTGACAAGTAAGGTTCCGCCAAAGCCTGTGAACCTTTTGTCTTGCGGTGTACGGTTGATAAAGTCCATCTCTTCTATCAGGCCAATAAAGGATTCTCCTGTGCGGAAGTCCTCTACTCGGATGGTATCGCCTACGTTTTCTACTGCTTCGAGTTGTTGCATACGGTCCCAAGCAGAACCTTCATAGCCTACTTCCACTCCGAACTTATCGCTCTCGTGGTCATAACAAAATAATGGATATTGAATCAGTCTTTGACGAGGTACTGAGGGCAGAGACTTCAACTGGTAACCAGTAAATAGTGGTCCAAGAGTGCTGTCATTGACATCACGGCTAAGTGTAAACTTGAAGGCTAAGTATTCTTGAGGTCCTTGCGGATAAGGAATACCGATTTCAGAAACAGTAGACTCTTCAGCAAAAGAACCGATTGCATATTCGGTATAGTCATAGCCGATAGATGAGATACTCAAGCTACCATTAGTGGTATCAATACGCGGGGTAAGTAGTTTGAATAGCTTACCTTCAAGAGTGTTATAGCGGATAAAGCCAGTCTTTAGATAACCAGATGCAACCTTAACTCCGTATGATTCAACCCATACACCATCGCCTGGAACACAGAAAGCCACACGATCTGTGCCACCAAGAAAGGCTACTGAGTTACTGGTAGTAGTCTCGCCAGAGGCGCATACATCCCAAGCATAGGCAAAGACAAGGCTGTTAGGAACTACTGGCTGTGATAAATCAATACGGACTAGACCTGATTCGCTTCCCTGCTTGGTAGATACATAAGCAAACTTGTCTCTAAAGGACACATCAGTACACTCTGTTTCAAATAGTAGCGGTCCATAGGAGACATCTCCTTCATTACCTAGAACTCCTACTCGAACACCTTTGTTAGTGCATAGTACCGCGTAGGTACCAAGGTAGGTATCAAAGGTATTGATGATTTCACCTTCAGGTAGGTCTATAACTACCGAAGGAACGCTAAGTTCTGGAAAACCAAGAGCATTAGCATTAGCCAAATCTAAAGTAATCTTATAGATAGATGAGTTCTTACGGCTATAGCCACCTACATAGATAGCATTAGGACCCTCTGAGATAGTAGTCCAAATCCAGTCACTCTGTGGATGGGTATAGTGGTCTGATGGTAGAGCGCCTCCGCCAGTATGAGTAGAACTTAATTCATAAAGTTTATTATTAACGCTGGCAATAAGGCGTTGTTTAATGTATTTAATTCTGGCACTTGTGGTACTGCTTGCGTTATAGATTTCATTGCTACTACCTGATGTGATATTTCCTCTATGAACGTGAGTTCCATTGATAAACCAGTATCTGATTCCATCTGTGGTTAAATCAAGAATAGTAGATGGAGTTCCAGCTTGGGAATAGGTAGAGTCAGAAGCAGTATCGTTACTCATTGTAACTTTCTTCAAAGCAGAGCCATCTGCTACAACTAAACAGTCATTAGTACCATCATTAGCTCCAATAATTATCGGGGTATTGGCGCTAGTTAAAGCCCTGACTGTAGTATTTAGCAGGGTAGCCTGACCTTTAGTCCAGACATCCAAGCCTTTAGATTCTGTGTATTGGAATCGCAGTGACTCATCTTGAGCAGGCTCAAAGTATTTAATTCCTTGACCTAGATGAAATGATGACTGAGATCTAAACCACCAACCAGTCAGCGATTGCTCGCCTGCTTCTCTGGTCTGGTCATACTGTTGCTTACGATACTGCGCCGTTACACGGCGATAAGGTGAATCATCACTGGCAGCCAGAAAGAATGGCAGCCCGTTGATGGCTATATCGTAAGAAACTCCTGTGGCTTGATAGTTAGTCGAGCCTGCAGGGTTGGAAAGTACGTAGGGAATACCCTCGGTAATGTCATCGCCGTAGGCCACTTATTCTCCTTTGATCTATAAAAATAAATGAGCAGTTTCGCCACATACTCAGGTGGTACTACTTAGAACTATCTTGAGAGATTGTTATAAGCAAGGCACTTCTACCCAGTTGATAATGGCTTCGTCCCATACATAACATTTGCCATCATCGGGATAAGGCACAGGCGCTTGCCAATAATAAGTTTCTGGATCAAGAATCCAAGAAGGATAAGGCTGTGGCGCAAAGAAACCAATCCCATCAAAACCATATCCAATTCCAGCGTAATTCTTATGTAATGCAGGGCTTCCATCATCGCCATAATGAACGCCGCCGCGGGTATTGTAAGAAGTCTTAATCCAAGTGCCGCCTAGATTATCTAGCAACCATTGATAACCTTCATCACCAGCAGGGTCATTATTATTGCCTACTAAAACTCTAATTACTTTATTATCGTTATCTATTTCTGCCCAATGACTCATACTGCATACCTCACAATTACTACACCGTTTCCACCATTACCACCGACAACGCCTCCAGGATTACTGCCTGAACCGCCTCCTCCTCCGCCGCCGCCTGTGTTATTTGTTCCGTTTACGGCAGTAGCAACGCCGACTCTTGCGCCCGCTCCACCGCCACCTAAACCACCTGCTGCAACTGCTGCGGTATTTCCACCACCACCTCCGCCGCCTGCAAAATAATAAGTTCCGCTAACATTTTCACCAACACCTGTTACGCTGCCAAAAGTTGAATAAGTTGCACTTCCTGCACCACCTGCGGTAGTTACATCTCCTGGCCCTGCGTTTGCAGCAGCAGCAGCAAAACCACCGCCACCTGCACCTGCACCGCCGCCGCTTGACCCTGCGCCGCCATTTGAGCCTTGACTTCCTGTTCCGCCAGTACCACTTGAAAAAGCACCACCGCCGCCTGATCCGCCATTACTTCCATTTTTTGCGTCTGAAGCTTGTCCGCCGCCACCACCGCCGCCAGTTGCGGATGTAACACCTGTAAAAGTTGTATTACTGCCGTTTGAACCTGTTGTGCCTGCGGTTTGACCACCTGCACCACCACCACCAATTACAATAGTTCTATCGGTAGCAAAACTTTGTGATGAATAATAAACTAATCCACCTGCACCACCACCGCCGCCGTTAGTTCCACCACCGCCGCCAGCGCCAGCTATCATTAACACATCACAATTCAAAGTTCCGCCGCTAATTCCTAATGTGTCGTTAGCGGTAAAAAGGCGATAATTAAATCCTCCGCTTGTATAAAGCGTTCCGCCTGTTACTGTTGGCCCACCCTTTTTACTTGAAGCAATAATCCCGATGATTGGCATTAGGAAATATCTCCTACCACTAGAAATGTATCCGATGCTGTGCAGATAATAGATGCCGAAGACTTATTTGTTCGTAGCTTTGGCGCAGTTGTGGTTGCACCTGTTGATTGGATTGTGACTCCTGCTCCCTGCGCTAGTGTCACTTGACCTGCACCAAACTGTGCAATGTTAACAATATCGTTAGCAGAAAAAAGCGAAGGTGGCACTGTCAAGGTAATACCAGCAGCATTGTTGAGAGTGACCATCTTATCCTTGTCGGCAAGGACCAAGGTGTATGTTGTGCCAGTTTGAGCATTGAACCCAGCAAGATTGGTTCCTGATGCACCAGTTGCACCAGTACTGCCAGTTGGTCCAGTAGGTCCTGTCGGCCCTGTAGGGCCTACAACGTTAGGATTGGGTGTAATATCAACAGCCATTATGCAATCTCCGATCCGAAGGCGTTAAACGAACTTGTACCATTAGTTGAATAAACAGTAACAACATCTGTCGCATCAATAGTAACTCCGCCTGTGTAAGTAAATGTAGCCCCAGCAGATAGGCTCAAGCCATAAACAACGTAGTGTTGGTTAGCCAAAGTTGCTCCATCTGGGCGAACTGCGATACGTATAACGTCAGCAGTTGAGGCGTGGGTATTGACCACATTGATTGTGGAAATAATAGTCTGAGTTGCAGCAGGGACTGTATACAGCGATGTTGCTGTAGTAGCAGCAGGTGCTGACTGACCTAGAACTTTATATGTAGTTGGCATTAGGCGATATCTCCAATCAATGTCCAAGTATCTGTTGCTGTCTTGACAAGGCTTGCTGCAGACCATTGAGCACGGGTTTTAGTACCAGTTCCATTGATAGTTACACCGCTTGCTCCAGCTACTGTTACTTGCCCTGCACCAATCTGTTGAATGTTGACAACTGCGCCAGTGGCGAATGCAACAGATGAGTTAAGTGGCACAGTAAGGGTTATGGCAGAAGCATTACTCAAAGTAACCAACTTGCCGTTATCAGTAAGGACCAAAGTGTATGTGGTATTTGTCTGTGCATTCAGAGTGAGATTCTGTTTAGCATCATTGATTGTAGGACTGGTCAAAGTTTTGTTAGTAAGCGTATCTGTTGTTGCTTTACCTACCAAGGTATCTGTTGCTGCAGGAAGTGTAAGCGTGGTTGTTCCTGCTACTGCAGTAGCCTGTACTGTGGTGCTACCAGAGGTAGAGCCAGCAAAACCTAAGTTAGCTACAGGCGAGATGGATGCTTTGAAAGCATTAAGATCATCTGATGTAAGTACGTGTTTGACTGTTGCACCTGCTGAGTGTTGCACTCCAGATGTTCCAGAACGCGCTCTTACGATTGTAAAAGTATCGGTAGAGCTTGCAGTAACAAATATAATTTCTTCGTTTGTGGTATCAGGGTCAATAGCAACGGTGAACTGGTCAACGTTGCCTGCGGCAAGTGTTACTCCGCCAAGCAAGGCAGAGCCAGTTCCTGCTGCCACTGTCATTGTTGTGGCGCTAGACGATATTGTTGAGGCTAGTGTCGTCTCAACGCTAATCGAGGAGTATTGTCTGGTCATTAGCCTTCCTTATTTTGTGTAGTGGATACGAATTGGATATTTGTCTGCCAACTTCAACGATTCCTCTTGTAGTCGTTGTTGATACAGAGCAAAGACATAACGAGATGCAGAAGCGCCAGAGTTGTACGGATTCTTGGTGTCATTAAGGTCAGCCTCAGCACTAGTAAGATTGATACGACCAGTGTCAAGGAATGATAGAAGTTTGTAGCAGGCACCGAGGATGGTTACATCTACTGTGCTTGCAGGCAGACCAGTGACATCTGCATAGTCATCGGTACTAGCATCAAGGGTATTACCTTCTGTTGTATACCAGACCTGAACGGTACGACCAGGTTGTATGTTTTCATAGATGTTCACCGTATTGTTAGTATTAAAGGTCGCAGCATTTGCCATTGGGTCTGCTCTCCAACGGTTAATAGGTAACCATTCCTGAGAAGAACCTGTAGTCTGCCAAGACATATACAAAATTGATTCCAAATCATCAGGTAAAGCATAGGTAGTCTGTGATGCGTTGAATGTAAAGGTAGTTGAACTTACTGCCCAGAGTTTAGGGAAGTAACTGTTGATAGTATCGTTGATAGCCTTCTTTATGCTGATACGTGGAAAGGTTGGGGCTAGTGTTACTTGAGCATACTGTGCGTGTGGTGATGCTGTGGTTCCTTGGAAGCCACGACCAATCGGGTTAGTCGAAGCACCCATAACGTTGAGAGTATTGTTTGTCTTGTTGAAGGAATCAATCCAAATCAACTCATCATCAATTTCAATCAAACCTTTGGCAAGGTTATCTCCTGAACCAACCTGAATTGACAAACTAGAAGTCGTCAGACCAGCCGAGTTATTTACATAAGTGATGCGATCTTGACGAAGAGAATAACCCTGTAGGTTAGTCCGTACCTCGTCTATCATCTCCGACAGTGTTGGCATTGTTTCCTTCCGTATACCAGCCATCTCCCCACAGAGTTTCTAATCTGCGGAAGTATTTCTCATATTGCTTCGCAATAACATCTACGGAGTAGAGCGATACTGCTCTCTCTCGTATTGCATTGCGATCTAAGTTCTTGACATTCTGAGTTGCCAAGACGAATTCTTCAACGTTGCGACATCTATAACCTGTAACGCCTTGCACTACAGTTTCTGTAAATGCACCCCAGTCTGTAGTAATTACTGGAGTTCCACAGGCTTGTGATTCAATGTTCACATTGCCAAAAGGTTCTAAGTAAAGCGTTGGGACAAATGTTGCTATCGCTCCACCCATCAACTCTGCACGCTTCTCAGGTCCTACTGGACCTAGATACTCACCATAGTTTGGTATGTGTGGGCCAGGACCTGCAAAGATAAGTCTTGCTCCGATGGTCTTGCAGATATGCGCTGCAATGTCTATACCTTTTCTCGGAATCATTCTTCCGACATACAGGTAATAGTCTCCATCACCTTTGCCCATTGGGAACATATCAGGATCTAGATAACCTGGAATCACCGCATCAAAGAATGAACCGTCTACTTGAGCAGCATTCTTATGCTGAGCATAGATTGCGTGCATCCAAGCATAAGATTCATAAACTCTATATTGAGCAAATACTCCTGCGTATCCTACGCCAAACTCTACTGTCATCATATTTGGCAGTGCATCTGCTATTGGCTTATGACTTGCTCCACCAATTACACAGATGAAGTCGTGCTTCTCTGCTCGCTTCTTAATCTCAGCAGCGGCTTTTTTATTAAACTTTTGCCAGTGAGGTAAACGATAATCAAAGGGTGCTTCAACATAAGGCTTATTGCCTACAACGATTCTGCGTTGTGTCTCAGAGATGCAAGATATGTGCTCATCTACTTGAGCCTCATTCTCATCGCCTGCGTAGAGATAGACTGTATGGCCTAAGCTCTTCATCATATTGCAGAACCTGCGTACCTTTTCAGTGTACGCACAACCTGCGAATTCTTTAGTTACCTGTGTGTGGGGTAGCGCTACTACGTGGAATCTCATACCGCAATTCTACTGAAAGCCTTGGAAATCAGAGACTAACTCGCCGCGTAAGTCTGAGAATCCATCGTGCTGTATTACTAGGTTTGGGTTAGCAATATAGGCGTTAGTCCTATCAGCCCAGAGGCGATAAGCCACATCTATCCACTGGTCAAATTCTCTGGCTATCTGGATAAACAGGTCTACCTTGGCTGGATTAACACAGTAGGCCTGAGTCCCTGTTGAAACTACTTGTCTAACCCAGTGTTTATTGACTGGTCTTGTCTCATTCTTGATGGCTCCAAGATAAAAGATATCCCAGTTCTTGGGTAGGTCAGCCATATATTCATCAAACTTAGTATTGAATTCAGTATCAAATTTAGCATCATCTTCACAGATAAGAACCATTTCATCAGGCTTTATCTTGCTTAGAACTTCGATATGGCTCAATCTTCCTGCCACTATCGGGTCCATTCCTAGAAACTTACCGTCCATTGCTGGATGGATTTCATAGTTAAAGCCAATTCTCTTGGCTTCTTTATCAAATTGTTCTAAGCGATCTGTTCTACGTTCAAGGTTGATGACAATGATTCTGTCAAAGAACTTCACATACCACCAAGCATAAGGATATCTGGCAGAGCAGTAGCGTTAGTTCCGCTTGCTCCCGTTGGTCCCGTTGCACCTGTTGGCCCAGTAGCACCTACTGGTCCCGTGGCTCCAGTTGGTCCTGTTACTCCTTGTGGTCCTTGTGGACCTGTCGCTCCTGTAGGTCCTGTCGCTCCCGCTGGACCCGTAGGTCCTGTAGGACCTTCAATACCTTGTGGGCCTGTAGCCCCTGTAGCGCCCGTAGCGCCAGCAGGACCTGTTGGTCCGACATCTCCAGTCACTCCTTGCGGTCCAGTGGCCCCTACGGGGCCTGTAGCCCCTACAGGGCCTGTTGCACCAGCAGGTCCAGTAGTACCAGTAGCGCCTGTAGTTCCAGTAGCGCCTACGGGACCAGTTGGTCCAGTCGCTCCCGTGTTTCCTGTAACACCTTGAGGTCCTGTTGGACCTGTTGCTCCCGTAGAACCCGTTGGGCCTGTAGCACCTGTGGGTCCTGTGGCACCTGTTGTACCCGTCGGGCCTGTAGACCCAGTCGGGCCAGTACTTCCTGTAGCACCTGTTGCTCCTGTTGCTCCTGTAGAACCAGTGGCACCAGTTGCCCCTGTTGCTCCAGTTGCACCAGTGTTACCGATTGGTCCTGTGGGACCAGTAGGACCTGTTGGTCCTTGACCACCTTGTGGTCCTTGATCCGCTGAAAACTCTACCGCAACTTGTGGAGTGATTGACTCAATTACGATAATAGTGCTCACGTAGTCACAGCTCCCGTCACGATAAACTTACCTTCTAAAATTCTTGTTACTTCTGAACCAGAGTCTAAAACTAGGTCATAGGCGTAACGGCCTGCAGTGATATCACCAGTAATGGTTGAACTAAGAGTGACGGTAACGCGTCCATTGAGAGCGTCAAATACCATACGACCATTGGCAGTAGATGCAACGACAGTAGTTGTAGATGCGCCAACGAATGGGCGTACTGTCATTGTTCCTGTATATCCTGTTAGGTTCCAAGGAGTTGCAGTTCCAGCAATGTTGTTCTGTACTTGGAACTGAAAGTTAAATGTAGTGGCCTGATCGCAGACCAGATTATATTTCGCACTCACTATGATGACACCTGTCTGAGAGCCTGTGCTGCAGCCATACCAGAAGTAGAAGCGAGTTGATTACATACACCATTAAAATCAAGCCAATTAGCTTTATTAGCGTTGCCAGCAATTTCATTTAGAACTCCTACGGTGTCTGTTACAGTAAGAGTGACGCTACGTTGCG